CCTGATTTTGTAGAGGGGTCCCACCACAGACACATCGCAGATAAATTTAATAAATTGGCGTCGGGTGAAATAAACCGTCTGATTATTAATATGCCACCAAGACATACTAAATCAGAATTTGCATCATACTTGCTACCAGCATGGATGGTGGGTCGTGATCCAAAGCTCAAGATCATACAGGCAACACACACGGCAGAACTTGCAATTCGTTTTGGTCGTAAAGCAAAAAATTTAATCGACAGAGAAGACTACGGTAAAATTTTTCAAACAACCCTACAAGAAGATTCAAAGGCAGCGGGACGTTGGGAGACATCACAA